CATAGCAGTTAAGGCAATTGATACAATCGTACCAGTTGCCTTAACGTTTTTTTATGCCCGAAAAAGGCTGTAATACTGGGCTTTTCATCAAATCAATGCACCCGTAGTAATCATCAATCTACAATATGATGTGGTTATCATGGTCATACTATCTCCCTAATCACTATATATACCAATTCAATTCGTTTTTTGACTTAGCTATCGTTTTTCGATTAGTTTACCATAGCGTGCCCTCGAGTCAACCGAGGGTGAAAGAAAAACCCTCTGTTTAAAAGAGGGCTTTCATAATATAATGATGCTGTTTTCACAGCATTTTCGTGACCTCTTTGCCGTTCTTGAAGATAAAAGCGGCTCTGCCGTCCTCGTGGACGGTCACATGCTCTACCAGCGCGTTCCATGTTTCTTCCTTGAACACCATCGGCAGGTCATACAGTTCACCGAGCTCGAAGAGAAATCCGCTGAGAACATCGCCCTTGAGCTCCTGAAGTTGACGCTGTTCCTGTAATGCCGCCAGCCGCTTTTTTGCTTTATGGTAGCGGCCGATATAGCCATCGTAGCGGCTTCGGTATTCCGTCTGGTCAAGCGTGATGCTGGCGTTCTCGTCTACCAGCTTCTGTACCAGCCCTGAAAGCACCTCAATCTCACTGGTTATCTCCGCGACTTCCTTGTCGATGGCACTGAAATCCGTGAATGCCTTGTGCAGAACCCTGCCATCCTCGATAAGCGACTCGCGGTCAATCATCAGCTCACTAACCGCCTTCACGAACAGCGCTTTGATGTCATCCTCATATAAATGAGGGGTCCGGCACTTATCGGCCCCTTTGAATTTCGCGTTGCACTGCCAGATAGTACGACGGTAATTACTGTTGGAGTGCCATACCTTTGAGCCGTAATATTCTCCGCAGTCTCCGCAGCTAATCTTTGCTGAGAATGGGCTCAAGCTGTTGTGATGCCGCCCGGTCGCTTTTCTCCGCACGATCTCACTTTGTACTCTGTCCCATTCCTCCGGGCAGATAATGGCCGGATGGCTGTTTTCTACGTAAAACTGAGGAACTTCGCCCTCATTAGGCTTCATCTTTTTTGTCAAAAAATCCGTTGTAAACTTCTTTTGCAAAAGCGCCGACCCCTTGTATTTCTCGTTTTTGAGGATGCTCTCTATCGTAGTGGCCTGCCACTTTTCTTTACCGCCCGGTGTGGGAACGCCCCGTCTTGTGAGACCGGCCGCTATCGCATTTGTGGTCTTACCCTGAATGAACTGGCGGTAGATGGTTCGCACCGTTTCTGCTTCCTCCGGCACAATCTCCGGCAGCCCGTCTGCTCCTTTTCGGTATCCGAGGAACTGCCCGTATGGGATGCTGACCTTGCCGTCAGCAAAACGCTTCCGTTGACCCCATGTTACGTTTTCAGAAATTGAGCGGGATTCCTCTTGCGCCAGCGAACTCATGATAGTTATGAGCAATTCACCCTTGCTGTCGAGGGTGGCGATACCCTCTTTTTCAAAGTAAACCTCGATACCTTTTTCCTTGAGCTTTCTGACTGTGGTAAGGCTATCCACCGTATTTCTTGCAAAACGGCTGACGGATTTTGTAACAATAAGGTCTATTTTACCGACTAAAGCGTCGGCAATCATCTCGTTGAAGCCGTCTCGGTGCTTGGTGTTCAATGCCGAAATGCCCTCGTCCGTATAGACCCTAATGAACTCCCATTCAGGCTTCGACTGGATGTATTTTGTGTAGTAATCGACCTGCGCCTCGTAGCTGGTCTGCTGTTCTTCGCTGTCAGTGGAGACGCGAGCATAACCGGCAACACGCTTTTTGACTGCGGCATTGCGTGGCAGCCCCGTATGCATCATCTTCGTTGCAGGAATAACTGTAATATTCTTTGCTGCCATCAACGTTCACCTCGCTCAAATGTTTTCTTTCGGGCAGCGTCCCGCATCTCCGGCGTCCAGCTCTCCGCTCTGGAACGGTCTGACCATCGTTTAACGGCTTCCGTGCCGTCTTTGAAGCAGAATACCAAGGTGTTACCCTCTGCCACTCTGACCGCCGTTCTTTTACTGTGGAGGGCTTCTGCGTCAAAGGTATCCGTGCCCAGGACCTCGGCGGTTACCGCTATCAGTGTTTCCTCCGGTATCTGCTTGGAAGCGCAGGCTGCCTTGCCGAGTGTGTTGTAGGTGGTGCATATCCACACGGGTCCGGCGGCAGTGACCTTCCTGCGGTAATGCTTCCCGCAAATGTCGCAGGTGAGCAAACCCGTAAAGGGGTAAACTTTCTGAGGACTGCCGGGGTGCGTATGCTTTGCCGCCCGTCGCGCGATCTCTGCCTGTACCGCATTGAAGGTCTCAAGCGGGATGATGGCTTCATGAGTACTCTCGGCGTGGTACCGCGGCAGCTCACCGTTGTTGATGAGCGTCCGCTTGGTGAGATAATCTTCGCAGAAAGTGGTCTGAAGCAGAAGGTTTCCGGTGTAGGCGTAATTCCGCAATACCTTCATCACGCTGCTTTTACACCACGGATTGCCGTTACGTGTGGTGATATGATTTCGATTCAACGTTTTCATAACAGCCGTGATGCCCATCCCTGTAATATAAGAGTGGAAAATCATTTTAACTGTCTCCGCTTCCTCCGGCACGATTGCCAGCTGCCCATCAATGTAGCGATAGCCAAGCATAGTGCCGTTCCATGGTTTGCCTTCCTCAAAATTCTTCCTGATACGCCATTTCTGATTCTCGCTGGCCGAGCGACTTTCCTCTTGAGCATAAGATGCCAAAATGGAGAGCATCAGCTCTCCATCGGCACTCATGGTATGAATGTTCTGTTCCTCGAACCACACGTCGATGCCGAGCCTCTTCAGCTCCCGCACCGTTTCCAGCAAGGTGACTGTGTTCCGGGCGAAGCGTGAAATCGACTTTGTGATAATCAAATCGATTTTACCGTCTTGGCAGTCACCTAGCAAACGCTGGAAGTTATCGCGTGAATCCTTCGTTCCTGTTTTTGCTTCATCGGCATAGACGCCGACGTAAGACCAGCCACGATGCTTCTGAATGAACTCACTGTAATAACTGACCTGCGCTGCAAGCGAATGAAGCATCGCGTCTTTACCGGAGGATACTCTCGCGTACCCGGCGACCCGTAACAGCTGCTCTGACGGTGGTTTCAAAAAGGCGGTCTGTGCAATGCTGCGACCCATGTTTTCACCTCCCTTGTATCAAAAGCTGGTACTCTATATATTGCTCGATGAACGAGATATATCAAGCGGTTTCGGCATATATACTGTCCGAAGATAGGCCGTATTTCTTATTGATGATTGTGTATGCTTTGCGCTTATCGTCCTGCGTGAAGCAGCCGTCAGCTACCAGAGAGTCGATGAGCGCAAGCGTGGTGTGATACCGCATCATAGCATCCGGCGCGTACTTATCCGGAGTGCTATCCGCGGCTTTGTTGATAGCATGCTCTTGAACAGAATTTGCGATTTTTGTTGCCATAGCTCTCGAACTCCTTCCCGCAGTACTGACACACGATGGTGTAATATGCTTTCTTGTTGATTTGCTCCCGATGGGTGTTCCACCATGAGATACGGCATTTATCTGAGCAGAATCGTTTCTGCCTGCGGCCTTCCGGTTGTGAGAAAGTGCTGCTGCACTGAACACACCGATGGGTGCCGGGCAAGTCTGGATGTCGACGGATATATGACTTGATGGTATTCGGCGAGAGCCGGAGCGCAGCCGCGATAGCTGAAGCGCCTTGCCTATTAAGCCGCATTTCTGTGAGAGTTTTTATTTCTGATGGTTTCACGACTGCACTCCTTTCCCCGCCAATATTTACTTGCTCCGGCGCATTGTCAGCAACCGCTCCATGACGTCGTCTGCGGGCGTCCAGGACGTGCTGCAATCCATAGAACTGTTTTCACGCACTACTGCGAAAATCTGATTCCACAAGGCATTGGCGTGCTTGGAATACTCACGTGCCATTGAGACATACGGCGATGTGATGGGAGCGCCGGTGGTTGGATGCTTAGCAAGAAATCCAAACATCGAGATGGCCCTTTCGCATTGAATCCATCGAGCCGCTGCTACCGCGTACTGCTCCAAGCTCTGCTGGGTGACCATCGGCTCACAGCGGAACTTCCGAAGCCATTCCCAAGTGGACTGGTATATTTCCGTTGCCACAAGCTCCTGACCGTTTTTCTGCTCGTCTGACAGAAACTCATGAGGCGGTGGCATCTCAACGCCCTCCAAGTCAACCGGCTCCGGCAGAAGCTCTGATCCATGTGTGTACTTGTTGACGCGTCCTTCCGTTATTTTATCTGCTAGTGGCTTTCGCGGCCTGCCACCGGTGCCCGGTTGCGGTCCTCTGCTTCCCATTAAAATCTCATCCTCCTTAATTTTTAGGTCAATACCCTAATAACTTATGCGTTTTCATACACGAAGCTCCGCGCCGCTGTCCAGAATGATTATTCGTAGAGATTTTGATACCCCCACCCCTAAGGACAGAACGGACACAAAGGACAAAACACGAAAACGATGTGTATACTTTCAAATGATTCTGATGTCGCATGCACGAACCCCCACGCTGCCGCCATGTTCCCCTACAGTAGGAGGTACTCCATGACAGGAGCCATGTGTCGCCACGCTGCCGTGGCATTGAGCCGGCATACAGCAGCGCAGCGGGCACATGGGTTCCCCTGTGAATGCATGTGACAGAACGGACTGAAAGGACAAAAGTGATGACTCTATTGCTAATTCACCCTGTTGGGTGAGCGCATATAGCTCGTCGACGCGGTCAGAGATTTCGTCCTGATGTACATGATAGATCGTCTTTGCGATGCGTGTCTTCTGATACCAAAGATAAATGGTAGCCAGTTTTCTGGAGCTGCCCGTGTCCATACCGCTGACCTCCACGTCATACCCGTTGCCGAAGTCGCGGTAGATAACGTACTCCCAATCAATGGGCTGAACGGAGTAAAACGGTCCCAGATCCATACAGAGCTGAGTAATATGTTTAGACGGCTTTGCGTTCGCTAATTCTTTATTCATAATCAACCTCCAAGCATTTGCGGTATTTTTTCGGAAGCAGAGCCCTCCGCCGGTCAATGGATAGGTAGGACTTGTGCAGGATATCTGCGCAGGCAGAAAAGCTCTTTCTGACGGGGACGCATGCAGCCAGCACGTCAAACGGCGGGTCGAGTCGCGTCAGCAGGCAGAACGGACCCCCTTCCGCCACAAGCATCTGAAGTACGTCGTCACGACTGATTTCTCGCACGATGCGAAGCTTGGCAGTCGTGTAGTAGTCCGTGTCCAGAGCCCTGAATCGTTTAGAAGATGCCATAGGCTCGACCTCGCAAAAGCGCGCGTCCGGTGAGCTGTACTGGCGGAGCGCTTGTGTGGCGGAAGCGGAGTAGTGAAACCGCCGCCAATCGTCATCCCTATCTGTCGCGTAGGCCTTTCCGATCTCATATTGGTAACCGCCATACCCCGTGAGGTCAGCATTAAATGCTTTGATGAACATCCACGCCACCTACAGATCCAGTCGCTTTTCTCCTCAGATATGCGCACCTCAAGCAGCTGTACTGAAGTGGATAACTGTCTTCATCATCCCAGGTGGGGATCATTTCATACCCGCAGATAGGACACTTGCGTTTCGGGACGATACGGCTTGTTCCATCATCAATGCTGCCACGCCCTTCCGGGTCAATCTCGTAGAGCAGTGGAACATCAGGCGCGTACTCTCCGCCGTCAACAAGTGCATACATGTAATGCCAGCCAGCCAGTGTTAGATTTTCCATGTGAGAATTCCCATCCCCGTCCTCGACGCGGGACAAGACGGTGTACCCATCCTCGATGGGCATGATTTGCTTAATCGTAGTAGGCTTGTTCATGATTTTATCCTCCTAAATCATTAAATAATTCGTCCGCAGGCGGTGCAGTGGTTTTTGTATAGGTTGGGATTGTCCTGTCATATTAGCTGGCCAGGACTGTGGGATTGACGAGATAGCTTTGCGCAGCCGGTCTTCCGGCACCGGTATAGCCGCTCATGGGCTTTGCTGCGACATAACCATATTCCGAAAGCCTGTCAAGCACGGGCTGAACTTCTTCGGCGGTCCGGATGCCCCGGCAGATACGCATGATGTCCCGGCGCGTAAACTCTGCGAGGCCGTTCTTCTTGATTGCGGATAGAACATACTTGCATTGTTTGACGATGGGGTCTGCGCCCATGAGCGAGAACGCCGCTTTTGAATGCTCGGTGTAGTACCTGCCGATGGTGATGGCGTTTTTCATGGTTTCAGTGTCAACGACCAGCGGTGCTGGCTCGTCCAGAAAAACGCTGTACACGGTGCTGTTTGCACGGCAGAGGATGCCGGAGATGCGAAGCACAGCACCGACGAGCTTTCCGGCCCAATCGGAGATGTCCGACATTTCATCGCGCAGCTTCGGTTCCAGCTCATTGGCGAAATCCTCGAGCAGTGCGTCCGCTTCCGGGGACAGGGTGATTTCCTCCGGGAAATCCGTGGAGGGGTTGTTGTCCTCATCCAGCAGGTCGTATATGAGCGTCGAATAGGCTCTTGAAACTTCCTGCGGGACGGATTCGGTGCGGTATTTGCGGCTGCCGACAAAGGAGGTCGGCATGCAGTAGAGAAATCGCGCCGTGAGGCCACGCCCACGGAACGTGCCGTTTTGCATCATGCCGGAGAGCACATTGGGCTGAACGGCCAAGAGGACAGACAGCGAAGGGTTCATAATGCTTTCGCTGTTTCTGCCGATACGGTCGACGCGGATACTGTCGCCGGAGTGACCTTTGAGCAGCACGTCAATGTTTACAGTCTTTGTGTACATGCCGGAGAGCATATCGAAGATGCCACCCTCGGCAGAAACGATTGCCGCCTTACCGCCACCATCGGAAAGAACTGATGTGAGCTTTTCTGTGGTAATATCGTCCACATAGAGCCGTAGCGGTGTTTTCTCCTTGAACTCCGCGATTTCAGCGGCGATAGCGTCAAGGTCTGCTTGTTCTGCCTTGCCTTTGGCCATTTGCTCCTCCAGCGTTTTTTGTCGTCGCTCCAAGATGCGTTTTTTCATGCGGCTGGCTTCCATGACCGCTGCGTTCTGCTTGTTGTAGCCGGACTCGAATTCGTTTACAGGTCTTGTCGAAAAGCTGATGACGGCGGATTTACGCTCGGACGGCTCCGCTATTATTACAATGTAGAGATTGAGCGGTTCCACCCAGTCCTGTTTGCCACGGATGCGGTATTTGCCCTGTGTACAAATTGACAACACACCCAGCTCGGCTGACGCTGACATATCCACTGGGGTTTGTGTGCTTTCGGATACGGCCAGAACATAATCTCGCACCACCCTCGGCAGCGTCTCTACGGGGAATGGCGGCAGCGTGAATTCATCAAAGGGTATCGGTGTTTCCCACTTGATTTCTCCGCCGGTTTTTCCGCTGTACGCGCCGGGTATCACATAGGTTCCGGTTGACTTGATTTTCTTTAGAAAGCCCTGTGCGCTTTTCCATATGCTCCGAAGCTCGTTGTCAGGGAGCGGCACATCGCACTTTTGAGCTTCCTCCAGAAAACGCTCACGCGCTTCTTCGGTATCATCTAATTTCACAATGATTCGGCCTGCGAACCTCGATAGCGTGGAATTGCGGTGCCCCTCTGTGATAACCTCAGCCATATTGGCGAAGGCGTCTGCGGCTTCATACTCCTTTATGAATGCCGTTAGCGTCAGCGACCCATCGTGGTATTCGACCTCCGGGTTCTCTGTGCCGTATAGGAAGCGTGCCACATCCTGCGCTTGGTCATCAAAGAACGGAAAGACGCCGAACACCTGTTTTTTCAGATTCGCAAAGGTTGCATAGTCATCCTCTTCATCTATAATGAAGACTGCATGGAAGCGCGGCCTCGGGGACTTGTCGCCCTTTTGCTTCATGTGATGACGGCTGTAGTGAATGAAATAGCGTACATTCACGAAGAATGCAGCGATGTCTGCCGGGTAAATCCAATCCTCCGGATTATCCGAGTGGTCGTTGTCGATATCTTCTGGTAAGCCCCATGCTCGGATAAAGTTTTTGTTGCTGCGGTAATTATCCTTGAATTCCGCGAACACATGGTCATATGAGACTAACTTTCGGAACGACTCAAGGCCTTCTACGACAATTTTGTTTGGATAATAGCAGTTACTTTCATTTCCTCTGCAATTGGCGCAGAAGGCTGTGATTGCGGTGTTCATTGCGAAAAATCACTTCCGTTCCCGTCACGAGCAGACAGCGTACTTTCCTGAAGCCATCTATGAAACGCTTCTATCGGAATGAGAATCCGCGTCCCGATACGGAATGCCGGGAAGCCAGACGTTTTTGTAAGCGCATACGCTTTGGGCAGGCTGATTCCCATCTGCATGGAAAGCTCCTGAACGCTCATTGTTGATTTTTCCAT